TGTAAATGCTTTGGGTGCAAAGAATATAAAAAAGAAAAATGACCAAGATATTGCAGCTGGTGATATAGAACAAAATGCAATCGTATCTGTAATCTATGATGGTACATCTTTTCAAATGTTATCCCAATTAGGTACATCAGCTGGTTCTATGAGTTCTTGGACATTATCTGGAGATAGTGGTTCTAACCAAACTATTAATGATGGTAATACAGTAGATATAGCTGGTGGTACAGGTATAGATACAGCTGCTAGTGCTACGGATACAGTAACAGTATCTATAGATTCTACAGTAGTTCAAAAAACAGTTCAAAATACATTTACTAAAGCACAAGTGCCTTCTACTTATACTGCAGCACTTTCTGCTACATCAGGAGTTTTGGACTATGACACATATCAAAATTTTATAATAACTTTGGCATCAGGTTCAAACACTCTTGCAGCTCCTACTACTGAAGCATCACAAGTAGGACAATCAGGTATCATTATATTTATACAACCTTCTAGTTCAAGTGCTGGTACACTTTCTCTACATGGAGATTATGAAACTGCAGCAGCTGGAGGAATAACTTTAAGTACGGCAAATAATGATTATGATGTTGTAGCATATTTTATTAAAGCAGATAATTCAATTCTTCTTTCTGCTCCACAACTTAACTTTGGATAGGGTTTAATATGTTTTCAAATGAACAATGGTGGGCATTATCAGGTAGAGCAGGTCCTCATGTTGATTTTAAAATATGGGCAGCTGGTGGAGGTGGTTCTTCTGGTTCTTCAAGAGCAGGTGCAGGGTCTGGTGGTTTTGTTTCAGGAACAACATATCAAGATGAAGGAACAACTCTTTATTTATCTGTAGGTCAAGGAGGCCCAGCTGGTGCAGGTGGAAAAGGTGGTAGTGGTGGTGGATATAGTGGTGTATTTACAGGTAGCACACCTTCACAAGCTAATGCTTTATTAATTGCTGGTGCTGGTAGTGGTTCTAGTAGAGATACTGCTTCTACCCACGATAACCCTGGTCAAGGTGGTGGAGGTTTAGAAGGAAATCAAGGTATAAGAACTGGTGATGGTGGTAAAGGAACACAATCTGCTGGAGGTGCAGGAGGTGGTAATGGTGGCGGAGCAGGTAGTGCTTTGCAAGGTGGCTCTAATACTGGAAGTGGTGGTACTGCTTTTGGTGGAGGAGGAGATGGTGGAGGAAATAATTCTAGTTATACCGCAGGTGGCGGTGGAGGTGGTTACTTTGGTGGAGGTGCTGGAGGAGCTGCTGGTGCTGGTCAAGCTGGAGGTGGTGGTTCAGGTTATATAAAAGATGATGAAGATGTAGAAGATGGTGCTTTTACACAGGGTAATAATGGTTCAGGAGATAATGGAGGTGCAGCTGTAGAATCAGGAGATGACCAATATGTATCTGGTACTGGTAAAGGAGGAGATTCAGGAGCAGCAGGAGGAAATGGCTCTATATCTTACAGAATAAATAATGGTTCATGGGTTACAGTAGCATATTCAGGTGGAGTTGTTAGTTTTACAACATAATAAAATAATTTTAAAAGGAGAAAAAAAGTGTGGGCTAAATTAAATGAAGATAAAAACGCAATAGAAGAAATTATTACAACAGAAAAAGTAATTACAGTAAACGATATAAAACATCCTAAAGGTTTGTTTACTTTATGGAATGATACAGAAAGATTAGAAATAGGTATTGTTCCTGTAACAACTTCTGGAACACATTTAAATATTAATTATTATAATGAAAAAGACCCAACGTATGCTATATCAAGTGATAAAAAATCTGTAGTTAGAACAATAGGAGTAAAAGAATCTGATAAAAATTTATCTGATTTAAAATCTATTGCTAAAGATAAAGCTACTACAGATGCAAATGATTTACTAAAAGGTTTTGATTGGCTTATAAGTAGAAAAGTTACTGCTGATACTGCAATTCCTTCTGATGTAATTACTTATATGGCAGCAATTCGTACTGACCATAAAGCAATAAATGATGCTATTGATGGTGCTAGTGATTTAGATGCTTTTATAGCATTACATACCGACACTTATGACAAAGCAGGTAATTTAGTAACAGAAGTTGCAAGAGTAAATCGTTGGTCAGATAATAAAGATGTAAAACAATATATGAGATAATATGATAAATAAAATTAAAAAATTTTTTATAAAACTTAAAAAAAGATTATTTGGTAAATTATGCGAATGTAAACCTAAGAAAAAGGGTAGACCCAGAAAGGATAAATAATGGCTACAAATCCAGAAGCAAAACAAGCATCTGTAAGAGGAGTTACCTCTACTACTGCTACATTTAATGAAGATTGGTTAGCTTTATTTAATGCTAGAAGTATTGGTGCAGGAACTTATAATGAAAGATTACTAGCTTATATAAACAATAAATTAAGTAGTTCGCACACAGATTTAAATAAAGCATTACAAGCATTAGCAGTAGATCAAGGTGATGCAAACTATTCTAGTATGGGTACATTTACACCATGACACAGCAATCATTAAGACAAAAAAGTTGCAGAGATGCTTCAGATACAAATGGTACATACAATGAAGATTGGATGAAAACTTTTGAAGAAGCTGGTATAACCACAGGTACATTTTCTGAAAGAATGTTAGCTTATACAAATGCACAGGGTAGTTCTTGGGATAATGCACAATGGGATGTATCTAGTTGGGGTAAAGGACCATTTATAAATGTAAATCAATCTATGGCACAATTAGGTAAACAAAATGGCACGACAGTTCCTGGTTCTTTATGGAGTAGCATGGGAACATTTAGTGCAGATTAGGAGATATTATGGCATTAACAGCATTAATAGGACCAGCAACTAAACTTATAGGAAAGTTTGTACGAGATAAAGATAAAGCAGCACAATTAAGCCATGATATAGCTACAATGGCAGAAAAACACGCACAAGAACTAGCTCTTGCACAAATAAAACTAAACACAGAAGAAGCTAAAGGTAATTGGTTTCAATCATCTTGGAGACCTCTAGTTGGTTGGATATGTGCGTTATCATTAGGTATAAATTTTATGGTAGCTCCTATATGTTCTGGATTTGGTATAACTATACCACAAGCTGATATGAGTGTTATGATGCCATTATTATTAGGTATGTTAGGCATCGGTGGTTTGCGTAGCCTAGATAAGATAAAAAAAGTAGATACTAAATCTAATGGAGTTAGAAAATAGAACAAACAATAGAAAATTTTGAGGGTACTAAGAATATCCATATAGATTCTGGTGGTAAAACAGATTTAGAAGTAGGTATTCAATTTATCTATAATATGAGAGAACACCCTTTGGACATAGTAATAGCAACTGTATATGCTATAGTTGTATATGCTATTGTAATGTATATAACTAAAAAATTTAAAACAGGAAACAAATAATGGTAAGAGAAAAATTATTGGATATGTTGACCCTACATGAGGGTTTAGAGTTAAAGCCATACAAATGTACCTCTGATAAACTAACCATAGGCATAGGGCGAAATATAGAGGATATAGGTATAACTGAAGATGAAGCTAGATACTTATTACAAAATGATGTAGACAGAATACTCAAAGAAGTAGAACATTGGACATTTCTTGAAAAATTAAATGATGTAAGACAAGCTGTTATATTAGATATGGTGTTTAATATGGGTGTTAGCACATTTAATGCTAATACATGGGTTAAAACATTTGCTGCAATACAAGATGAAGATTGGGAAAAAGCTGCAAATGAGATGTTAGATTCTAAATGGGCAAAACAAGTAGGTCAAAGGGCTATACGATTATCACAAATGATGCGTAAAGGCGAGTGGTATGAATCTTGACCCTATGATGGTATGGAATATTATTATAACTGTGGTTCTAGGACCATTTGCATGGGCATTTTCTAAACTGTTTTCAGAAGTAAATAGATTACAAATACTTTTAAACAGAACTAGAGAAGATTATGCTACAAAATCCGAGCTTCACAATGAAACTAAAGAAATCAAGGAGTTAGTGTTGAGAATAGAAAACAAACTTGATAGGTTCA